CGGCCGCCGTCTTCGCCATCTTTCGGCATTGGTTCGTCCGAGGTTAGCTTGATAAACAGGCCGTCCGGTTGGTCGCTGATAAGGATGCTTACTGTTGCCATCGTTTAATTTCCCTTTCGAATTTGAATATTTTCAGAGGGGTCGGATTGGTAGTTATTCAGCCGCCGGCGCATTTTTTACCCCAAGATATTTCCATTCCGTAGTCTGAAAATTGCGAACCATCATACTGAAAATATTTTAAGTCAAACCCGTTCTGACGCAATTCTTTCAAGACTTCTACGGCAGCTCTGTCATCTAAGTCATCTAACTTATGTCCATTGCCAAGCCAGTTTGAATAAGGTTCGTTGCGGATGAGAACAAAATCCTCCCCCTTTAAAGCTGCTTCTCGTATTCTTTTTTCAAGGAAAGTCTTGTACTCTTCAATGCGTCCTTTCGGATTCAATTCACGCGCTTGCTCTGCTGTAATCATTTCAATCTCCTATTTAATCTGTACGGATTGGGGGTTATCGTTCATGGTTTTCCTTTAAAAACTTCGCCCTCGTAAACCGCCGCAGCCTGCGCCCGAATCTTTAAATGTAAATTCTCGCTGCTTTGGATTCTTACTCATTTTCTTTCTTTCCTCTGAAAACAACTACCGCGCTTGGGAATGGCGCCGAATTTTTACAGCCGCCAAATTTTAGACGGCCTTTAACAAACCTGATCTCACCTTTCATTGCGAAATCGTGAAACCATTTTGTATCTGTTCTCGACGGCACCAAGCAAACAACAGTAGCTCCGTGCAGACTGCTTTCGTATGCTTTTTTCATCCACTTTGAAATATCGCGACCATATGGAGGATTCATCCAGCATACCCCGTCCCACTCTTGAGACAGCCCATCCTGCTGCGGCGTGAAATACCTTTTGCATTTTGCGTTTTCAGGCAACGCACAAACATCCGTTTCGAAGTGGAACTCATTGTCTAGCTCGTCAAAAAATACCTGCGGCGTTGCCCATAAATCCGTCTTACTGGAGAAATGCACGTTCATTTTGTTGTCTCATATAATTTCCGCTTGTGCCAAGTCTTTGCGGAATTGGTTGTAATTGATTAGGCTGATTCCTGTGTTTTGCTCAAACGGAATCAGGATTTTTTGCATGGCCGTCTGAATAAAATCTTTCAGGCGATCAAAGTCTGCCAGCACCTTGTAGCCGTCTTGTCGCAATTCAGGAATACTATTCACTGGCTGAACGGCACTGTTACACTCTGCCACGCGGAAGAAGTGCCAAGCGGCGTTTAATATTTCTTCGCGCAATACGTTTTCTTTTTCGTCTATCTTCTTGGCGATGGATCGCAACGATTCGCCGTTGATGATGTCGAATAACGCTTGAATGTAGCGTTTCGGGCGTGTGTATAGGCTTGCGGTGTATAGTGCGATTTGCACGCTCGCACAATACAAGCCTATTTTTGAAACGGTACGTTCGGGGATAATCTCGCCGTAGGCTTCCTGATATTCGGTCAAGCGAAGAACAGGCTTTAGAATCTCACGGCGTTGATTTGGCGACAGGTCGCCTGATTCTTGCAATTGCTCAATCGCTGCCTGTGCTTCGTTGGTCGTCTTACTCAAGTCGTTGTCTGAGTAGATACAGGCGACAACGCGCATTGCACGGATAAGTTTCTCAAACACGGTTACACTGGCTTGGTCGTTTTCGTAAACCAACGCCTGATAGTGCATGAGATTTTTAATGTTTTCTGTCAGCTTGCTGTCTAAGTCTTGAGGTGCGCCGCTTCGCAAAGACAGCTTGTTTTGCACTTGGATTACAGCAATATTTGCCAGTTTATTGCGGTCGTCGCGTTGGTTTCCGATATTGTCTCGTGCGTATTTCTTGACGGCTTGTTCTTTCTTCGCCGCTTTACGCGCGGCTAACATTTCGCTTGCTTTCATCGCCTTGTTTCCTTTTGTTATGCCGTCCTCTCAACGGCTCGGACGTTTTAGGCCGTCTGCCTGTGGGTTAGTTAGTTCACATCCCCTGCAAGGAACAATGAGTTATTAACCATTGTTTGGGCGGTGACAATAAAACCAGTTGGGTTTTCTTTAATATGCTTGGAAATATCATTAATAAAAATAGACACCAATGCCGCTGATAAGTAAGCAATTGTTTCAGGTACATTATCTCCATGCACTGGCTCGATGGTTGGGGCTTCTAAATCAATTCCTACGTCATCGGCAGAAATTTTAAAAATATATTCAGTCATTTTTTAATCCTTTATTTAAAACGGCACGTCATCTGCCATATCTTCAACAGGCGCGGCAGGTGCTTGCGGATACTTCGGCTGTTCCTGCGCCACTTGGCTATTACCGCCTAACATCTTCATTTCGTTGGCGATAATCTCGTAATCCGTGCGCTCAATGCCGTCTTTGCCCTGATATTTACGGCTTTGAATTTTGCCTTCCAAATACACCTGACTGCCTTTACGCAGGTATTGACCGGCGATTTCGGCGAGTTTGCGGTACATGGTGATGTTGTGCCATTCGGTACGTTCTACGCGTTGGCCGTTGCGGTCGTTCCACGTTTCGCTGGTGGCAATGCTGAAGTTACAGACGGCCTCGCCGTTGGGCATATAGCGGACTTCCGGGTCGCGGCCGAGACGGCCAATTAAAATTACTTTATTCAGCATTGTTTACCTTTCTCAAATTCCTGTTTCAATTTCTCGGCATACTCAAAGCACGCCTCTGCTTTTCGCTTGATTTGGTTGATTGCGTTTTCGTCACGGTACACTGTTATTGTCGTCAGTCGTTTTTCAAACGGCAGACGCTCAACCGCTTCGACCAAATTAGCTACATCGTCATAAGGCTTTAAAAGCTCTTCGGGCGTTGGGAAAATCCAAAAATCAATATCAGCCTTTTCACAATCGAAAAGCCACATGTATCCTTGCATTTGCCAGCCATATCCTGCCTTTTCTGCTTTGGCTTCAGCCTCTTCTCGGAAGAATGGATGTGTGCCGATGTCCCATGAGCATTTTGTATCAATAATTGATTTACGCTTGGGATCGTAAATATCACATTCGCCTGTAATCCAATCATTGACCCGCCGTTCGGTGTTTTTTTTGTACATCAAGCCACGAATCAAGCCGCTGCAACGGATTGCTTCATCTTCGAGTAATAACCCTTTTTCGGTTTCCTTACTGCCCGTGAAACTCTCGAAGCCAGAATATTCGTTTTTCAGGCGTTCAATAACGTAAGACTTGGCCGTCTGTGTTAATCCGTTGGCTTCTTTCTCTGCTCTGCTTTTTGGTTCGCCGATAATCTTGTGAATTGATGAACATCGGATTCTCATAATTTATCCAATTCCGCTTTCTGCTCTTCTGATAAGTCGTAACTATCTAAGACTGTCTGAATATCAATGTCGCCGGTACTGATGTTTTCTTTGAGTTGCTCAAACATTTCATCGGAAACGGCAAGTTTTGGTGTTTCTGCCGGTATGGGTTGGTTATCGATATATTCAAACTCTTCTGCCTCCACGTCTTTTACGATTGCCTGGTCGGCTAAAACCGCCTTTTGCATTTCGATTGACAGTGGGGCTTGTTGGGAAAGTAACAGCTTGATAACTGTTTTCTTCGCCATTGCCTCGAAGTTGTCAGCCCATACGCCAAAGCCGCGCTTATATGTTTGGCTGTATCGTTTGGCGTGTGCTTCCAATTCTTCCATCGTCATTGTTAGATTCGCCTCATAGCCATTCAAAAGCTGGAAATAGGCGATATAGCCGATGATTTGTCCGCTTGGCTTGCGTGGAATGAGAGATGTCAAGCGTTGGTAAACGTCTTCTTCTTCGTCTGTGTCGTAAACAGGGCAGGCGTTGATTCGTTTGAACTGTCCGCTTCGTTGTGCAAGCTGGATGAAGCCCTTATAACCAAGCTGAAACTGCGCTTCTGTAACGTTCTCTTTTCGGTTTTGAAAGGGGACAATGTACGCAAAGCCTAAGCTGTTATTGATGGGAAGATTCAGCGTTGCTGCCATACAGGCTGCGTTAAACACTGATTTTGGCGTTGCGTTTTGTAACAGACTGTTTGAGTTGACAATCTGCATGGCAGATGTTGCGAAACTTGCAAAGTTCTTGCCAATGAGTTCTTGCATTTTTCGTTTGGCTGCGTCGCTGTCGAAAAATTGTTTAATCGCCATTGCGTTTGTTTTTGCTGGATGTGTCATTTTTAATTTCCTAAGAGTTTATTGAAATACTTTTCAGCCGCTGCCTTTTCGGTTTTGAAGACCTGAACGTCTTGCAACTGCGCCCGCATGACGACGTTCAGGCCGCGCGGCAATCCCATAAAACCTTTTACTTTTGCCGACAGGCTGCCAGCTAATCCGTATGGTCGATGGTTCATTTCGGAAGCTCCTTGTATTTGCAATATCGCATTGATGGTTTACCAGTTTTCTTATCCACCTTCTCATTGCCATGCTTATCAACTCGAGGCTTGAGAATTGCTATATAAACAGGGCGTATAAAATCTTCCTGACCTTTGCAAAGTTCCACAAAATCCATAGCTATCTTTTCGGATGAAAAGTCGCCTGAAATTTGATAGCAGCCTGTATCTTTCGCAAAAGATTTTTCTTCATCTTTAATTTTTACGCCAAGTTTATTAAACGAATTTTCAAACTCTTTTTTCTTTGACTTACCAAATACTGCAAACATTATTTAACCTCCGCGTCTCCCATGACCTTTACTTCGTCTGACATGGTTTCATACTCTTGTTCAACCTGTGCTTCTTGGCTGATGGTTTCAGGCTCTTCCGGCTTCTCGGCTTTGCCGGAAAAGCTACAAGCCGCGATCGTGATGGCTGACACGGCTAAAACTGTTCTGATTGCGTATTTCATTTTTCCCTCTACTGCAAAAGTTGGTTGATGTCGAAGATTCCGTATTGCGCGGCAGTCAACACCGCGCGGCTGTGGTCGGTTTTGCGCTCAAGCCGTGAAACCATCTCGTTAAAGTGTCGTAAGAGAATCAGCCGGGCATTACCTAACATGATGTCAGGGTGCTTCGCTCCGGCGTTGCACGGCATTGCTTTGATTTTTGGGTTAAAGGGCAGGGAGATGACTTTTTGCATAAATTCGCGCCGTGCCTGCTTCGCTTCGTCTGTCAGGTATTGGGTTAATGCTTTCATGCCGCTTCCTTCCATTGGTTTGCCAGTTCGTCGATTTTGCTTACTCGCAAATCAGCGTGATTTGATTGAGTTGCCCAAATCAGCGCGTCTTTGATTTCTTCGTTTTCGTACTTGTTGCTACTCAATTCGAGAAATTCCGCGCCGTCTAACAAGCAAGTTCGCCATTCGCCATCATTCTGCGAGTATTCCAATTCATCACATTGGATAGCGCATTTGCGAAACTCGTAGGCTTCTTTGATGACGTGTTGCATGATTTGAGCGTGGAATAATTTGAAATTCTTCCTGTTTTCATCTTCTTGGCTTTCTTCGATCGCAATTTCTGCGTCTCGCAATTCTTCGCGCCTGTACATTTCGTCCATTCCCCAATCGGGGCGGCTTGTTTCGTAATAAGTCATTCCATTTTCCTTTTGTTGCAGTTTTTTTATTAGGGGCGGTAAAGCCCCTAATTGTTAATCTTGTCTATAGCCTGATTCTTCTGTTCTGGCTGCCGCTTTCTCCATGTCCTCACACCATTTCAGAATAGCTTTTGCGTCATCCTTGAAAGCCTCGATTAATTGATGATTCATTTTGTAAATGAATAACCCATCATCTTGTTTGTCTTTATGATTTTCAGCTTGTTTAAACATTCGATGAGACTGGCTAACCATTGCCTCTACTTTGCAATGAATAAATCTCGCGCGGCTGAAAAAAATATTCCGAATGAAATTATCAATATGTTCTTTGTTGCTCATTTCCTTTTCCTTTTGTTGCGGTATCGGTAGAGGAAGGGGCTTGATGTTTCTCCGTGCCGTTGCCCTTGCTTGCCTGTGGTATTGCTAGGCAGTAAGCCTTGTGCCCTCGTTTTGGCATTGCTCACCCTATCTACCGATAATTTGACCTTGCTTATTTAAACAGCCGTTTCCAGCCGCTTAAATAAGCCACCTTTGTAGTCCTTTGTGTGTTTTGCTTCGATTTGTGTATAGTACAAAAATACTTGAATCCTGTAAAGTACAAAAATACTTAAAATAGTATAAAAATACATGAGCCTTTGATTTTAAATA